TGCATACTCGCTTGCGCTGCCATTTCTTCCTTGCTCGGCTTAGGCTGTGGGTTCTGTGCCTCTTGCGTCAATTGGTCAATCATTTGATCAATTGCACCTTCTACAGTCTTTCCGACTTTGAATCCACTTACGCCATATTTGAGAAGGAGAGCAGATAAGGGAGCAAGTTGGGGAGCTTGCTGAACAGCAGCCATGGCATCACGCAGGAAGCCAGAAACGGCACCCAAAAATTGAACACGGTCATTTTTTTCCTGTTCCTCATTCATCTGCACCATGGAATCACTTGAAACTTCGATGCGGAAGCCCATTAGCGGGCCTTCGTGAGTCTCAACTTCTGGATTCATAGCACGATCACCCATTAGCAATTGAATTGCCTGAGGGATCATTTGTTGATCTGTTGGCTGAATTTGGTCAGCCGCTGCAATTTTGAGGAAGTTTTCAGGCTGGAAGTGTTTGCAGATAATCTGCGCTTTGATCTGCAATAGTTCAGTCGCAAACTTGACAACCGCTTCCTGATTGGATCGCAGACGCATACTGCCATATTGCCCTTTGAGCTTCTGCGCACCATAGGTTTCTTGCGGATCAGAGGAACCACGAACGATATCCGAGATACCCATCAACTCGTAAATCTCGTTCTTGACCGCCTCCATAGCTTGATAAGCCTCGTTCAGCGCCGCAACGATAGGAGCAATGTCAAACAGATCGATTGAGCCTTTTAGGCCAGCTTTCTCAGAGAAGTTCTGGAAGCTCTTGACTGGAATCAGATCCCCATTACCAGCCTCTTTAAACAGGCGCGCAAGTTCAGGGATCGCAGCATCATAGACGCCTTTCACCACCAGCATCTTAATCAGGCCATCAATGCGAACAGCCAATTTGTTAAGCTGCTGAGCCTGATCCTGATATTGTTTATAATCTGGAACCGGGACTAGTGTATCGCTGGTCAACGTGGCATACAGAGGGCGAGGGCATGGGAAGAAGTTTTCAAGGCCAAGGGGATCAGGGCGCTCATCAATGATCTGTTTCAGTGTCTTGGAGAACCAAATGGCCTTCTGATTCTCTTTATCCCAAATCTCATAGATGCAAGCCTGTGACTTTGCATCTTGGCTACTATTCTGCGTGAAATTACCGTTATTGATGGCGTCAGGCTTGGTATCTAAAGGAATGCGATAGGCAATCCCTTTACCAAAGCGCTTAATTAGCGCATCACGGTTCATGTAGACCTTACGCCATACAGCCGGCACTTCTTCCCATGTACGCGCCACTACATGCCCAAAATCCTTCCAGTGAACATAATCCACAGGGCAGCATTCGTATTCAATCTCTTCGATCTGCTCGCCTTCGACTCCTGCGTCAGCATCGTCAGTAACTTGCAGACCATCCTCAGGCTCACCTGGCAATGCAACAATATGCGGTTCATAGCGCACCCATGCCTGACCACGGCCACCTAGGAAACGGTCACGCACGCAGTTTTCCATTGCAGCGCCATAATCGGGATAATGATCCACTTCAAAACAAAGTGCGCGCTCAAGCAAAAGCGCAGCCACCCGGCCAATAGGATCAGTATCACGGTAACGCCTGGAAACGTCAGGCTTAGGAAGGCGGGAGAATACGGCAGGAAGCAGTGTTTGAATATTCGACCAAAGGATATTGAAATTGACCGCCTGCGTATTTCGGTTATCCGCATTGCTGTCGAAATCACGATAAATCTTAACGATCTTCTCTGCGCGATTCTCCCATTTCTTGAATTCGCGCTCATAAGATGCAATGGCTTCCACCCATTTTTGGGATGGACTAGTAACAATATCTCGATTATCAGTAGTTGCCATTTATATGCGCCCTTGTTCTCTTTTAGGCGTAGATGCCCACATTTCTTCTAGTGTAACATTATTTTTATTGATACCGACGAATATACCGCGCATATCTTCAGGTTTAGGTGCTGGAGGTTCGGCTTGTTGCATTATCTGGCAACCATAACTAAATCCATCTCCATCATGAGATGACCAATCGTGAACCGGATCAGAGCCAAATATCTTTGCCTCTTCATCATATTCATAACGCCAGTTACGCAATCCATCTAATCCACGTTCACATTTAGTCTGATTGAACTTGATTTTACCGATCATTACGCGGGCAGCATTAACACGGTCGGCAATGGAAGATCGCGGAACCATGGCAACATGCTTTGTGCCGAACTTCTCAATGAAGATTTCGACTGCACTATGCTTGGCGCTAAATGTCTTAGCTCTCGCATCATGTGGCATCCAAATTCGGCCTAATGCTGGCTTGCCATCGCTATTTTTGTATGCCTCAAGCATATTGGACAGCTTGTAGCACCATTCCTCAGCATCAATCGCCCATCCGCTTGCATAGTCAATGATCTGATAGCCGCCAATCTGAGGCTGCCAGAACCACCAAGTGGCTGTATCACGTCGGCCTAAGTCGCATGTAATCTCGATTGGTGCTCCATATGGATCATATTGCACATCATCACTTACCCTGCCTTCTTTCTCAGCAGCAGCAATGGAACGAGCCAGGATTGCACCCATGATTGCGGCATCGAAGGAGCATAGATATTCCTGCTCAAACTTCGCCCTACCGTAATCCTCACCGAATGAATCGATGTATTCCTTGAGTTCAGCCGCTAATTGGGCTGGCGTCATCGTTCTTACGTCATATGCATCCAGGCGCTGAGCAAATACGTCCAATCCTGCACGCATGTTCTTTTCTGCTGCCGCGAATGTCGTATATGCATGATTCCTGCCGCGCGGTGTCGTGATAAACGCTTGCCATCCGTTATTTTCAGCGATGATTGGACGTAAGTAAGCCCTCACATTCGGATTGGATAGCGCCCATTCGGAATAAACGATACCAGCTGGAGTTGTACCGACCAGACTATCAGGGTTATCCGAGCCAACTACCTGCCAAGTGCTGCCATTGACAAACTCAATGGTCATTTTGGTGTTATCTACTCTGCGGCGGAGTTCATGCGGGAACGCTTCATCAATACGCTTTCGGCCAGTGCGCGGATTGACTGCATCCCAAATAGCTTTACGCGCCTGATTGTATTCAGGAAGCATATGCCAGTAGTTCGCAGTACGCTCAAATGCGGCACATGCCGCACGATGCAAGCAAACTTCGTCTTTGCCAGCCCTTCGCGGCCAGATCAATTCAGCATGGCGGCCGCCATGCTCCAGATATGACCATGCAGCCATTTGATACTCACGTGGCCGCCAGTTGTTCGGTAGCTGGATTGTCGCCATTTATGGAGGGGTGACAGTCAGATGGACATAAGCCTGAGGGCTGGCAGCTACGCCTAAGACATTGACGCCGAGAACTGAGACAGAAGTGGTCTTAGTGATTTGGACAGTTACGCTCGTATTGCTGATTGCCGTAATCTGTTGATTCCAGATAGCACCCGCTGTGCCATCTTCCACAGAGATTTGGACGTTAGGAATAACGCCAGCGCCATAAGCAATCGGGAATGTCCAGGTCAATGCACCCGATGTATTGGTCTGTGCTCGCGTGCGCTGAATCTCACAAACATTTGGCCTATTGAGGATTTGTGACGGGCCAGCATTCGCTTGCCAGTCAGCATTGCAATGACCGCTTCGATTAGCGGCATTCATTAGCTCGATTCCCCGGCATAGAACTCCACAGTAGCTGTGCCAGAACGAGTGATAGCACTTACAAACTTTGCGCTGTCGGCTGGAATAGAGAAGTTAACGTCAGCATTCGGAGCGACATAGCAACTAGTCGTAAGCCCATTGCTCGGCAGTGTTGCAATTGCAGTAGCGGCAGTGTCACCTACCGCGATGAATACTGCGCTAGTTCCTTCATTCACCACTCGCAGCGTATTGCCAGCATTCGATAGCTGAACAGGCGTAGGCGCACTGGCAGTAGCTGCGAATGTGGTTACTTTGGATTGGGCGCTAAATAGGTTTGCAGTTTGCATAATGTCCTCAATTTGTATAGAGATGGCCTTCCCAATCCATACTCACAATCATTGAATTATTGCTTGTTCCAACGCATTGTGGAATGAAATTGAATCTTTGCGCCACACGAATCTTCGTTTCTGCCCGAAGAGTAAATGGCCCCATGTCCGTGCATGTAATCGCTTTAGGTGCTGATACTGA